CCAGGAATTGCAACTAGTCAAGTAGCTGGAATTGTAAAACCTGGTGTAGGTCTATCAGTAAGCCCAGACGGCACGTTAAGTGTTACTGCGGAAATAACACTCACACAAATAGGAGCTCTAGGATTTACCCTAGGAGTAGCTATTGATGAATTTTCTATAGACTCGGGATTAGTTGACGCTAGTAATTCAGCGGTTCCAACTGAAGGGGCAGTCAAAACATATGTTGACACATCAATAAGTAACATCTTAACTGATTCTACTTTTACAGATACTACGTTGTCTGGTTTAACAATCATTCAACAAACTAGCGAAGTTTTTAATTCAAAAGTAGACGCGACCGGAGTTGTAGAACATGATTATTCTACAGGTGCTATATTCTATCATACAAGTATAGATGCAAATTTTACTGCTAATTTTACAAATGTTCCAACAACAAACAACAGAACAAATTCTGCTGTATTAATTTTAGTTCAAGGAGCTACTCCAAGAGTTCCTTCTACAATACAAATTAACGGTGTTACGCAAACAATAAAATATCAAGGCGGCACAGTGCCCGCTGGAACAGCAAATCAAATTGATGTAGTTAGTTTTACTTTGATTAGAGCTGATTCTGCTTGGACTGTACTAGGCAGTTTAACTACTTACGCATAATAGGATATCAAATGGCATTAAATTTTCCAAGCAATCCACAAACTAACGCAGTATACACATCTGGTAACTCTACTTGGGTCTATGACGGCACTGCATGGAATGTAAGTTTCTCTACACTGTCACAGGCTAATAATGCATTTGGAATTATATCAACTAATGGTCAACCAAGTATTATTGCAGACTCTACATCACATGTGTTAGATTTAATTGCAGGGAATAATATCTCTATAACTACAAATCCTGTTACTGATTCAATTACATTTAATGCAAATTTAAATTTATCAAATGTGTTCAGTATTGCTGCTGACGATTCTGCACAAATACCTATTAGCCAAGGAGAAACAGTACAGTTTATAGGCGGCGCTGGTATTGAAACAGCAACAGATGCAGATGGAAATATAACAATTAGTAATTCTTTTGCAGAGTCCACATCGTTTGCTAATCTAGCAGACGTAGATACAGCAAATATAACAATTGATCAAGTCTACGAACCAGCAATGGCAACGTTGCGTGTTGATAATGTAGGTACTACAGCATACACATTCAACAGTCATTACTCAGGTAACAATCCTACAATATATGCCTTGGCGGGAGCTACTATAGCATTTCATTTAGCTGCAATACCTAGTTTGCCTTTTCAAATACAAGATCCTACTGGAGTAGCTTATAACACTGGACTCGTTCATGTAGCTATAGACGGAACTGTATCCACAGGCAGTGCTGCTCAAAATAAAGACAGTGGTACATTGTATTGGAGAGTACCAGAAACAATTTCTGGAAATTATAGGTATCAGTGTCCTAGCTTTACACCGATGGTTGGTGCAATAACAGTTAAGAGATTGTCAACTATTTAATTTTAGAATCTTTTGCTAGTTGTGTTAGTTCTTTTCTAATCTCAACTAGTTCTAAAATATTATCTCGCAGTGCCCTAGGATCTATATTTCCGTTGTTACGCGAGTTATGGCCTTCGTCAATTAGATTGCAATAGTCACGTAATTTGGCCAATAAAGAAAAACCCCGTTCTCGAGCAGATTCTACTTCAATATTTTCTATAGCTGCTTTATACAACAAATATTCGCGTTGAAAACTTTCTGAATCTTTAAGTGATAGCATATTAATTAATTAAATCAATGACTTGAAATACAGTTTGTAGTTTAGCTAGATTTGTTTTATTCTGAAGAGTGTTTCGCAACCCATGATGCAGAGGTTTTGGCCATTGAGAAAATGATACCCAAGCATACCCGTCATGTTCTTCATTTAGTTTAGGGATAAAATCTTCTTTTACAACGCACAAGTATGTGTGAAAACTAAATTTATTATCGTTAGAAATAAATGTTTCTAAAGGTATTGTTTTCTTAATCTCTACAGAACCAATTTCTTCAACAATTTCTCGCTTAAGACCTTCCCAGGGAGTTTCTGCACCTTCGTTAGTGCCGCCTACAAGGCCCCACATATTGCCCTGTTTTCCTCGGGCTCTATGTAAGAACAAAAAACGTTTAGAATTTAGTGCATAGAATAATGCACCACTACAAACTATATCACTCATACTAATAATTATCTTAGTATGCTAATCTCCAAGTACCGTCTGGATATTCTCCTTCAAATGACAACACCCATTCTTTGTCTTGCCATTTATATTGAGTACCTGTGTTTAAATTGGTTGTATAAGTAACAGTTGATGTTGCAGAAGCATCAAATACTATGTGCCAACGAGAACCGTCCCACTCTACTATATCATTTGCAAACGCAGCAAAGTCAGATCCATCTAGATTCTTCCAAGCATCAGGACCGTCTTCGTCTAGATATATTTCGTAATCAATTATTGCACCAATGTTCAACAGTGCAGGAAATTTAATTTTATAAGTTTCTGAGTCATTGGATGAATCACTCCATGTTTCAGTTGTAGTATTCACTTCGTTGCCGTTTACTAATACTCGAATACCTCTAACATCTTCAAACGGCACACCTGTGTCTATTAACATAGTTTTGGTAGTGGTTACAATACGTTGTTTGTAAGTATGACCAACATTGCCTAATAACAATATTCTTGGACTTTCTGTTAGTATTCCTCTAGGGTCAAACTTCAACGGATCTATAATATAATCAATTTTACTTCTTGCACCATTAGGTCCGTTAATTGTAGTATCAGTAGGCAGTGTGTCTGGATCTAGATTAACTATCAGTTCACGTTCATTGAGAGGATTAATACTTACAGTACCAACAATGTCACCGTAATTATCTCGACGTTGTAATCTTAATTCAGTTATGCCTGACTCAAATACTTCAGGAATAGCTTTTAAATAACCTGTCCAAGTTTCTGCACCAATTGTACCTCTTCCTAGAAGTTTTGCAACTCCATTTAAAAACACAAGGTCGTAGTTTCTGTGACTTGATGCTACAATGCCTGTTTCAAAAGTCATGCCTTCTCTGGTTCCGTTGCGTGTAGTAGTTGTCAACTCACCGTCCTCGTCTACAATAACTGCTTCCTTAACAAGGCTTTCAGCAAATACACTGTCGTCCATGTTAATTTCTAAACCATTGTCTGCAAATATAGCTGTGATAATATTTGTAATGACACCGAGCTTCTTAACTTTAGCTGGAGGTGTAAGCCATATAGGAGTTGTAAAATTTAATGTAGCAATATCAATTTCACTTTCTGTACCTGCGGGAATAGTTCTACTACTGAAAGTAATACTTTCTAAATTTACAACACTGAGGCTGGTCCAGTCAATATAATTGTCAGTGGTCTGTATTTCTAAACTAGGATTAAACAGCATTAATATCTGTTCCATGATCTGTAATTTTTGATCAGTATTTGTTGACCATATGTCAACATTGACAGTTAATATATAAGGCGTTGGCATTAACCTTTCAACTGTGTAATTTTTACCTTCAGTTTTTAAATATTCGTTACCTGAGTTATCAAACGCTCGCTCTCTAATATTAACTTTGTTAACATAACTACTATCACCGGTCCTAGTTCTATCCATCTCTAGTCCTGTAATATACACAGCCATTCTTGGAGCACTAGGAATTTTATTTTCTGAATTTTGACTTATAACACTTGCAGCCTGTCTAGTTAAATCGCCGTACATTACAGGAATACGAACTAAACGACCTTTGCCGTCTTTATAACTAAAGTTACTCATCATTCTAACAATTTGTGTTAGATAACGTCTTATCTGAGCATCGTAAAAATGTTGCATTAATTATCTGCCTTGGGTCTAAGTGCTTTTGACAGAGATTGTCGTTGATCAAACGTTTCTCCTGCCACTGTTGATGTAGAACTGTTGTTAATAAAATCACCCTTCTGATTATTTGCAGTGTCCGCACTAATCATATCTGCACGGCGTAGGTCCTGCACCTTATTCCAACGACTGTTTTTATATTTGAACAACCTGTTAGGTAAAAAATCTGTTCTTAAAAAATAATCACCATCTTGCGGTGTACTAGGAAATGCAATACCATGTCCAAATACTTCTCCGTTAGGAGCAAGTGTACCAATAAGATAACCTTGATAGCCCGGTCGATCAGGCTTAGCCATTTCGCTAAACCCTTCGGGATTTTGAACTTGTGTTAATTCAGTTTTACCAGTGCTATCTGCTTGTAGTGTAAAAAAATGACTAGTGTCGTAACCGCTTTGTTGTGTTTCACTAATAGCTTCTTCAAGAATAGCATCGTTGATCTGCATTTCTCTTTCATATGTACTAAGAAAATCTCTTAGATTAGGTCCACCGGGTGCTTCTTCGTCTGCAGGTAAATCAAGGATGTCTTTATATTCTTGCCCGTCGTAAATTTGTTTAAGTTTTAGTCTATACAAGTGTGGATACCAAGTTTGACTAAAACCTTCGGCTGCTCTTGTGACTTCTTCAACAACATAAAATCTTTTTAGCGCCATTGAATAATCGTTAAGAGCATATTCATCTTTTAAATGAGGTAATTCAATCACGTCACCAGACATAATTTTGCGCCCTAGTGTTTTTACACTACTGCGAATATGTATAGTCATAAACAGTGTGTCGTTACTTAAAAATAACCCAAACTGACTTAGGTTAAAATCTAAATCTTGTACGTTATAGATTGCTCTATGGGTGTAAATATCAGGGTCATAGCGTCTATCACGGTTTTCACCAAACATAACATCTTGAATCTGTGTTTCATCTTTTACAGTAGTACCGTCATCTGTACCTATATACTTGTGTATTAGGATATCAGTACCGCCAACGGTAAACATTTCTAGAATTTGTCTATCTAGAAACTCGTAATCTTTGCCTTTTTCAGGCTTGTATAAGGATAATCTTGGCATGTGTATATTTATCGCTACGATAAATACTGTACGGAGAACTATATGGCTGATTTAAAAACACAAAAACAAGAAGTTTTTGACTATGTCTACGCTATGCTTGGCGGTGGGATGGTTGATGTCGAACTAGACCCAGTACATTACGAAACAGGGCTGACAAAAGCACTCACCCGTTATCGCCAACGTAGTGATGGCTCAGTTGAGGATAGTTATATCTTTATGAATACTGTGATTGATCAGAACGAGTACACACTACCCAACGAAGTTATGGAAGTTAGACAAATTTTCCGTAGAAGCGTAGGCAGTAGGTCAGGCAGCGGCGATGGCGGCACAATTTTTGAACCATTTAACTTAGCTTATACAAATACATACCTGCTAAGTTCATCGAACATGGGCGGATTAGCCACATATGATTTTTTTAGTCAGTACCAAGAACTAGTAGGACGTATGTTTGGTAGTTTTATTGAATTTAGATGGAACGCAGTGACTAAAAAATTAGTTATTTTACAACGTCCACGAGCAGACGAAACACTAATGTTGTATGTACACAATTATCGTCCAGATAGTCAACTGCTCGAAGACTATATGGACAAACAATGGCTTAAAGACTACACGCTTGCAGCCTGCAAGTACATGCTAGGTGAAGCAAGGTCTAAATTTGCAACTATTTCTGGACCACAGGGCGGCAGTCAACTCAACGGTGACACTCTCAAGTCAGAAGCACAAGCCGAAATGGAAAAATTAGAGACAGAAGTAGCAACCGCAGTATCAGGTGGTAACGGCTACGGCTTTATAATTGGTTAATTATCATTTGACTTTACTGTAAAAATAAAGTAACATATAGCATCTACGGAGGCTATATGATTATTGGTATTTGCGGTTTTATTGGGTCGGGCAAAGATACTGTTGCAGACTATCTAGTTAATTTTCATGAATTTAGAAGAGAAAGTTTTGCATCAACTCTAAAGGATGCGGTCGCCGCAGTGTTTGGCTGGGATCGTACCATGCTTGAAGGTCGAACTAAAGAGGCTCGCGAGTGGCGCGAACAGGTAGATCCGTGGTGGGCAGAACGATTAGCAATACCTACACTAACTCCTCGCTGGGTTCTGCAATATTGGGGCACAGAAGTTTGTCGAAGAAGCTTTCACGATGATATATGGATTGCATCGTTAGAGAACAAACTGCGCAATAGCAAAGATAATGTGGTTATAAGCGACTGTCGGTTCCCAAACGAAATCAAAAGTATCAAAGACTCTGGCGGAAAAATTGTTTTGGTTAAAAGAGGAGAGTTACCTGCTTGGTATAACCTAGCTGTATCTGCTAATCAAGGGCATAATTTGGCTGCACAAGAATTAAAACATTTAAAAATACATGCTAGCGAAACTGCATGGGTAGGAACTGAATTTGATTACGAATTAGACAACAACGGAACAATAGAGCAATTGTTTGCTAGGACTAAAAGTCTGGTCGAAGGTCGCCCTGCTTCCATTTAACGCCTTCTTTTTGAAGCACACGTTGACAGTTTGCACATATTGTTTTTAAATTGCTAGGACGACAGTTTTCTAACTTTCCGTCTACATGAAAAACATTAAACTGTTCTAGGTGCTTGCTTTTAAATCCGCATTTTTCACAATAATTTTTTTTCTCATAGCCCGCCTGTTTCCATTTTGGTACACCGTGGTTTACTCCGTGGCGTAAACATACCTCGCATTTCTTTCTATAGAAGGTTTTACCTTCTTTTTTATAATTTATTGCTGCGGGTCGTTGGCCGCATTGACATAATGGTCGCATAGTGTATTTACCTCACCTTTTTCACCCCTTTTTTGAACTGTTATAAAGCCTGTTTTGTACCTTTTATGGTAAATATATACAAGAAAAACCAATTCCAACAGGAGATACAGAATGGCTTTAACATCACCAGGCGTACAGGTTAGCGTTGTAGACGAAAGTTTCTACACTCCAGCTGAACCAGGTACAACCCCAGTTATATTCGTTGCTAGTGCTGAGAACAAAACTAACGCTTCAGGATCAGGCGTAGCTCAGGGCACACTAGCACAAAATGCAGGTAAACCATTCCTGCTAACCTCACAGCGTGATTTAGCTGACACGTTCGGTGATCCGTTGTTTCAAATTGATTCTAATAATAATCCTATTCACGGTAGTGAACTAAATGAGTACGGTCTGCAAGCAGCTTATTCATTCTTAGGAGTAAGCAACAGAGCTTGGGTAGTTAGAGCTCCTATTGATTTAAATCTTCTAAGACCAAGTTCTTCAGTACCGTCAGCAGATCCTGCTGCTGGAACTTATTGGTTAGATACACAAACATCTCAATTTGGTATTCAAGAGTGGAATAGCAATCCTATAACTGTAACTGGTGGACAGAGCTTTACAAATAAGGTTCCTTTGGTACTGACAGAAGTTGTACAAGTTACTGGCACATTATCTAATCCTGGCGCTCCACTAGGTTCAATTGGTCAAATTGGTGATTATGCAGTTGTTGCTGTTTCTAACTTAAATACATTCTGGTACAGAAATAAGAGCGGCACCTGGGTCGAAGTTGGTAGCGATGAATGGAGAACTAGTTGGCCAACAGTTAAAGCTACTGTAGCAAATCCAACACTGTCAGGCGGTACATTCTTAATTAATGACAGTATCGTTACTGTAACTGGCGGTATGACTATGACCGGGCTAGCTACTACAATTAATAATCTTAATATTAATGGCATTACTGCTGGTGTAGAAGATAATAGACTTGTAATTTACAGTGACGGCGCAGTATCAGGTCCTGATTCAACATTGTCCGGCGCTGTAGTTCTATCTAAAGGCGGTTCTGGAGCTGCTCTAGTATCTATGGGGATTTTAACTGAAAGTCAATCAACTAAGACTTTTTATCCTCCATCATTGCACATTGCAAAACATACACAAGTTCCTGCTTTTAAAGAAACTGACACTAATCCACGTCCTACAGGCTCTGTATGGATCAAGACTACTGAACCAAACGCAGGTGCTCGCTGGAGAGTGAAACTTTGGAATACTGAAACAAGATTATTTGAAAGCATTGAAGCACCAATTTATCCAACTGCTGAACAAGCAATATTTGAACTTGACAGAATTGGTGGTGGACAGAATCTTTCAATTGGTGCATTGTTTATTCAAAGTAACGTGGCAGGAGATACAAATCCTTTAGCAACATTTAAAATTTATAGAAGACACGCGGTTGGTGCTACTACTATTAGATCAGGAATCATTACTGGATTAACTGACACTGCTGGTGCTGGCTACAATCTAACTATTTCTGCAACAGAACCTGGAAGTTCAGCATTTTCAACACCTGTAACAATTTTAATTGCAAACGCAAATATAGAAGATGCTCCATCTGATGCTAATGCAGTTGCGCAAGCTATTACTTCAGCAGGTGTTCCATTTGTAACCGCTGAAGTAGACAGTACAAATAGAATTTTAATTAAACACAGTCGTGGCGGCGAAATTCGTCTAGTAGAAGGACAGTCAACTAATGCTGGAATTTTTACACAGTTAGGTATTAGTCCATTTGTTGACGCTAACACCGGAACACCAAATGTTGTATACGAGTCTGGCACTAACGGCGCAACTAGTCCACAAGAATATAGACTAACTAACTGGAGACCATTATCTTATACACCTGGATCAAATGCTCCTACAACATTAGCTGAAGATGGTACATTGTGGTACAATTCTATTGTCGATGAAGTTGACATTCTTGTACACAACGGAACTACTTGGGTAGGATATCAGTTTGCCGGTGCAGCTGGTATTGATGCAAGTCCTTACTATAATGTATTAGACACTGCAAAAACAAGTCCTGGCGGTCCTATTATAAGTGCAACACAGCCAACTAAACAGAGCGACGGTACTGATCTAGTTACTGGCGATTTATGGATTGATACTAGTGATTTAGAAAATTATCCTACAGTTTACAAATATAGAGAAGTAACAGATCGCTGGGAGTTACTAGATTCAGCTGATCAAACAACAGAAAACGGTGTATTATTTGCTGATGCACGTTACAGTTTAACTGGCGAATCAAGCGCAAAGGCAGAAATAGTAGATTTACTAGGCAGTGCCTATATTGATCCAGATTGTCCAGATCCTGCATTGTATCCAAAAGGTATGTTGCTATGGAATCTACGCCGTTCAGGATTTAATGTTAAGAAATTTGTTCGCAACTACATTAACACAGGCGATAAAAATACACGTTTAGCAGATGCTGACATGAGAAACTATTATCCACATCGTTGGGTAACAGAAAGTGGTAATCAAAATGATGGTTCTGGTAGCTTTGGTCGCAAGGCACAACGTAAAGTTGTATTACAGGCTATGCAAGCTGTTATCAATAACAACGATGACATACGTGATGACGATTCAAGAATCTTTAACATACTTTCAGCACCTGGATATCCAGAGCTAATTGGTGAATTAGTTAGCCTTAACTATGATCGTGGATTATCAGGATTTGTATTAGGTGATCCACCTGCAAGATTACAATCTAATGCTACAACATTAAACGAATGGGCAACTAACGTAAAACAAGTAGCTGAAGACAACGACGAAGGTTTAGCAACAAGAGATGAATATCTTGCAGTGTTCTATCCATGGGGCTTTACTAGCGATAACTTTGGTAATAATATTGTTGTACCACCAAGTCACATGATGTTACGCACTATTGCACTAAGCGACAATGTGTCTAATCCATGGTTTGCACCAGCTGGTACAAGACGTGGCGGAATTACTAATGCAAGTTCAACTGGTTATATTAACAGTGAAGGTGAATTTGTAAGCGTAACTCTAAACGAAGGACAGCGCGATACACTGTATACTAACGCTGTTAATCCTATTACTACAATTGCTGGCGCTGGCTTGGTAAACTTTGGTCAAAAAACTCGCGCTAGAAATGCAAGTGCTTTAGATCGTATTAACGTAGCACGTTTAGTAGTATACCTACGTAGTCAATTAACGTTATTAGCTAAACCATACATTTTTGAACCTAACGATAAGATCACAAGAGACGAAATTAAAGGAGCAGTTGAGAGCTTATTACTTGAACTAGTTGGTCAGAGAGCCATTTACGACTACTTAGTTGTATGTGACGAATCTAATAATACTCCAAACAGAATTGACCGCAATGAACTTTATGTTGATGTCGCAATTGAGCCAGTTAAGGCAATTGAGTTTATCTACATTCCATTGCGCTTAAAGAATACCGGAGAAATAGCGGGCCTATAATATGATAAATACTAACGAATTAGGAGCAAGTTAAATGGCAATTTCAACACTATCAAAAATTACTGTGCCACTTGCTAGCGGAGACTCCGCTAGCACACAGGGTCTGTTGATGCCCAAGCTCCAGTACCGCTTCAGGGTGTCACTGGAAAACTTTGGTGTATCAACGCCGACAACTGAATTAACAAAGCAGGTTGTAGATATTACTAGACCAACGGTTTCATTTGAACCAATGGAAATTCATGCATATAACTCTAAAGCATATCTAGCTGGGAAACACACTTGGGCGCCAATTACACTTAACTTGCGTGAAGATGTTAATAACGCAGTTCAAAAACTTGTTGGCGAACAGTTACAGAAACAATTTGACTTTTACGAACAATCTAGTGCGGCAAGCGGTCAAGATTATAAGTTTACAACACGTATTGAAATTCTAGACGGTGGTAACGGTGCTAACACACCAAACGTGCTAGAAACTTTTGAGTTGTATGGTTGTTTTGTTACTAATGCTAACTACAATACGTTGTCATATGCAACCAACGAACCTGTTACAATTACATTAGAAATACAATACGACAATGCTATCCAAACACCGCAGGGTACTGGTATTGGCACTGCTGTAGGACGCGGTTTAGGTACATTAATTACCGGCGGCGGCACTTAAATCTAGTTATGATTTTAACTACAAAAAGGAGCTTCGGCTCCTTTTTTATTATCCGATCACTTAATTACAATAGATAAATATTATTATGCCAGCTACATCTAACGGATTTTTAGACAACTTAGTTTCAGGGATTTTAGGTCCCAAGGGAAATATGGCCTCTTGGCAACATGCAAGTCGCCTGTTTATTGACGGCAAATTAAAATTTGCACCTAAACAAAAGTTTCTTTTTCATGTGTATTTTAAGCTAGATCCAATTGTAAGAACTATATTGCCTGAATTAGCAGACAAACACAATTTAGAAATAGGCATGTTAGTTAAAAGTGCAGACTTACCTAAATTTTCAGCTAATGTTGAAACTAAAAACAAGTATAATAGAAAAAAGAACGTACATACTTCTATAACTTATGATCCTATTAACATCGCGTTTCACGACGACAACTACGGTGTAACTACTGCACTACTAGAAGCATATTATAGATATTATTTTGCTGATGCAAGCTACGGAAGAATTCCTGGCGCATATAATAAAGCAGGCAGTGGCGATAATACTTACAGAGGCACTGGATTTAACCAATACAAATATGGTTTAGATAATGATATCTCAGTACCGTTTTTTCAAAGTATAGAAATAAGTCAACTTTCTAGAAAATCTTACACAACATATACTATTGTTAATCCAATAATTACAACATGGTCACACGACAGCGTGGACAGCGCAGATGGTAACACTACTATGCAAAATTCTATAAGCGTTGCATACGAAGCTGTGCATTACACTAGAGGATTAGTTAAGGCTGGAGCCGACGGTAGTCCAACAGGCTTCGGCGGCCCAACTCATTACGATCGACAACCTTCTCCAATATCGTTACTAGGGGGCGGAAAATTAGGCATTGACGGACTTTTTGGAGCAGGCGCAGACCTTTATGATTTTATTTCCGGCAAGTCAACATTTCAAAGTCCATTAGAAGCAGGCCTAGCAGCGTTTCAGTTTATAAGAAGCCTTGAAGGTCTAACATCTGAAGGTTTAAGACAAGAAGGATACAACATAGTTAAAGATGCTATTGGCGATATTGCAGGTATAGATGTAAGCGGTGTTGCTAATTCATCATTCCCTAAAAATAACGGATCAGGCGGCAGTAATCAAACTACTACAGCTTCGTCAATCAGCGGATCTACACCGGCTACTGGCACTAATGCAACAGGGTCCGGAGCAACAGCCTCAGGTGCTATTGTAGTTACTCAGTTTTCAAGACAAGAACTTTTAGAAAATCCATTAGCATTAGAAGCGGCAGCAATTCAGCTATATAAAAGAGACTATTTAACTAGCGGTGCAGTGGGTGGCGTTAATAATTATATACAGTCGTGGCAAACATTACCTGATGCTCGTAAACAAATTTATAAAGACAAAGCAATAGAATGACAAATTCAAATTTACCAATTCAACCAGTAACTAAACGTTCAGATAAAGAAGTTAATCTTTATTTTGATAGATACTTTACAAAACCAATTAATGTTTCGTCTAACGATTTAGATACTGTAGTTGCATTTTTTGAAAGTCGAAATTTTGATACCAGTGCTGCAACATCAGTTGCAATAGTTCTGCTACAACAAGCAAAATTAGATAATATTAAAGTTTTTAGATTAATTGAAACACTTAAAGGTCTTCAAGATCTACAACTAAGTGTAGTAGTAGCAGAAGTACTTAACTATAATAGAAAAAGAACCAGCACACTGGGTTTTAAACGCGAAATCGTTGCCGATAAAGCAGAACGTAGAAATATTTTAATATAATATGTCAAAGTTTGCCCAGGGAAAATTTGCTCTAAAAAACCCTGAAAAATATATAGGCACGCGAACCCCAACTTACAGAAGCAGTTGGGAATTTGCTTTTATGAAAATGTGCGACGAGCATCCTTCAATTACAAAATGGGCCAGCGAAGCTGTACAGATTCCTTATCGAAACCCTTTAACTGGAAAATACACAATATATGTACCTGATTTTTTTATTTCGTATGGAGATAGATCAGGAAAACAATTTGTTGAACTTATAGAAGTTAAACCAGCTAATCAAACTCTAATAGAAAAGGTTGGCAAAAGTCGACATAATCAAGCAGCATGGGTAGTTAATCAGGCTAAATGGGAAGCGGCATATGCTTGGTGTAAACAACAGGGCATTAAGTTTAGAATTATAAACGAGGGAGATATGTTTCATCAAGGTAGAAAAAAATAATGTCAACTTGTCAGTTTCGAGATAAAAATAATACGCTAAAAACATTCATACATATACCAAAGACAGCAGGCCAAAGTCTTACCCAATGGATACGTCATCACGATAAGCAAACAGTATTGTTTAATATGCATGCAAGTGCCTCAGATTTAATTTCTCAAAACATACCGCTTGGCGAAACATTTACAATAATTAGAAATCCTTACGATCGTGTAGTAAGTACATTTTCTTATTATCAAGCTAACGCTCTTAGACAAGTTGATCAAAAAAGAATTGAGTTAATTACTGACCAAGAAATTTTGCAATGGGAAAAACAAAGAATTGAAGCAGTTAGAGCCCAGGATTATTTTACGTCATTAACGTTTGAGCAATGGCTATTAGAGTGTATTGAAGATCATAGAAAATTTTGGGTAGTAGACAACAGTCTTACTGAGTATACAAAATATGTAACTACAATCTTTAAATACGAAACATTAGAAAACGATTTTAAAATAATGGAAGATTGGTTTTATACTAGATTAGATTTTCCAGAAATAAACATTACTAGGATGGACGATTATCGACACTATTACAAAAGTCAAAAAACTAAAGATTTTGTGTACGATTTTTTTCAAGAAGATTTTAAAAATTTTGAATATACGTTTTAATAATTAAAGCTAAATAATAATAGTAGCACTTAATGGAAATCTTGTATGACTAAAAAATTAGAAGAATTATTAAACTTGCCAGAATCTAAAGAAATAGTAGATAACGTGCGGTCTGCTGAAAAAAAGAGAGTTAAAGAAGCAGCAGTAGTTGAACAAGAAAATACTAAACGCGACATAGCTGAATTTGACAAAATTGCCAGCGCATTACCACAGGTTCAAGGGTTAGGCGACATGGCTGATACTGAACTAAATGATATTGCTCAACGAGCTCTTGACGCTTATGAAGATCTAATGGATCTAGGTATGAATGTAGAGGCAAGATACAGTGGTAGGGTATTTGAAGTAGCAGGCAATATGCTTAAGACCAGTCTTGACGCTAAAGTAGCTAAGATTGACAAGAAGTTAAAAATGGTTGAATTACAGCTTAAAAAAGAAAAATTAGATAAAGAAGATAACAACGATAGCGGAATAATTGACGGAAAAGGGTTTGTTGTTACTGACCGTAATAGCTTAATTGAACGGCTCAAAGGCATGAGTAATGATAAATAATAAACAATGGGATTGCACACGATGAAGAATTTTAAAGATTTTTTAACAGAGTCTAAAAAGACCTACAAGTTTCTAATTAAGGTAGCAGGTGATCTACCCGAAGGATTTGCGGATAGTATGAAGCGCAACCTAGAAAAATTTGAACTAGTTAAACTGTCAGCACCAAAACGTACACCTATTCAAGAAACTCCATTAGATTTTCCACAGATGCAAAATATGGAAGTTCATATGTTTGAAGCCGAAGTTAACTATCCCACAACAAGTCACGTGTTACAACACTACCTAGCAGACAACTGCATGATTGCAAAAAATCGCTGGGTAATTAGAGGTGAAAATGATCCTCTAGAAAGACAACAAAATATTAAAGAAAATGAACCTTACGAACCTTTGTTAACTAAACAAGATATGGGCGGTGAAAGTGCCCAACCTAATGTTGGTCAAAATAGAGTGATGGATCTATTAAAAGAATTAGAAATTGCTCGTAAAGAAAGAAACGTAGAACCTGCGGGTGCAGTTACTAGCGGTAAGAGCAAACAGATGGATACTAAAGAAAACGCAACTAGCGTCATAGGAAACTAATTATGGATATGAATAAACTACTCGCCACTCTTAATGGCATTGAAAAAGGAACTATTAAAGGTACCGCACAAAAAGAAGCAGGCGCGATGAAAAAAATCCTTGAATCTTTTGACAAAGTACAAGTAGCTGAATGCGGCACTATGCCAGGCACAATGGGCGGCATGCCGCAACGTGAAGGCACTCCAGTTAGTATGAACATTAGCTTAAATGCAAGCGGCAAAGAAAATGTTGACGAACTAATGAGTTTGTTAAAAAGTGCTGGACTAGATAGCTCGTCGATGTCAATGCCAATGCCAGCAAAGACTATGCCAATGGCATTGGCTATGGATAATGCGGAAATGGAAGAAGAAGAATTTTCTAATGCCCCAGATGAAAAATATAGTGATACAAAATATATGACTAAGGATCTTAGCGGCGGTATTAACGGGCAAAAGAAAATGTTTAAGCCGGCTGCAGGCGGAGATAACCCAATGGCAGTAGAAAGTATCAAAGAACGTTTATGGGCTGCACTCAAAGAAAAGAAAGCAAAACCAGATTTCTTAGATATGGACAAAGATGGCAACAAAAAAGAGCCAATGAAAAAAGCTGTATCTGATAAGAAAGGCGCTGCACCTAAAAAGGGTGTTAATCCATTTGCTAAAAAAGTAAAAGAAGAAAAATCTTCTACAGGTGGCGAGATTGATCGTTCAAAGAAGGGCGTTACTAAGCATACAGAAAATCCAAAGCGTTACAGTGATGAGCCACATGCTGAACCAAAATCAGATGCTAAGTCTAGATCTGCTGCTGAGAAAAAAGGCGCTCCAGAGCAGAAAAAGTCTAAGACTGGAACTTGGGGTGTTGAAGGTGGTAAGAAATTTGATAATACCAAAAAATAAGCTATTATAGATAGCACTCAAATGGGCTCTCCGGAGCCCATTTTTTTGAGTAAATAAACACATGAGTAAATCACTAGACGGCGTATTAACCAAAAAAGCTAATAAAAAAGAAACATATACTGAAAATCAAATTGAAGATTTGTTAAAGTGTATGGACTCCGATACGGGCTATCTTTATTTTGCAAAAAACTTTGCATATATTCAGCACCCGGTAAAAGGCAAATTATTATTTGATCCGTACGAATATCAAGAAAGGTTAATGGAATCTTATCACAATTATAGATTCAACGTTAACATGTTACCTCGTCAGACTGGAAAGACTACTTGTGCCGCGGTGTATCTTGCGTGGTTCGCAATGTTCCATCCTGATCAAACAATTCTTATTGCAGCACACAAATATACAGGTGCTCAAGAAATTATGCAGCGTATACGCTATGTGTACGAATTATGTCCAGATCACATTAGAGCAGGTGTTATCAATTATAACAAAGGCAGTATTGAATTTGAAAACGGTAGTCGTATTGTAAGTGCTACTACTACAGGTAATACCGGTCGCGGTATGTCTATATCACTCTTATACTGCGACGAGTTTGCATTCGTTGCTCCTAACATTGCAGACGAGTTTTGGACGTCAATATCACCAACACTTGCAACTGGTGGTAGAGCAATTATTACTTCAACTCCAAACTCAGACGAAGATACATTTGCTACAATTTGGAAAGATGCTGATAAAAAGTTTGACGAATATGGCAATGAATCAGACGTGGGCATTAACGGGTTTCACGCATTTACATGTCACTGGAGTGAACACCCTGATAGAGACGACAAATGGCGCGATGAAGAAATTGGTAGAATTGGTGAAGAAAGATTCCGTCGAGAGTACGGCTGTGAATTCTTAGTATTTGATGAAACACTGATTAGCAGTATTAAACTTGCATCATTAGACGGTAAAAGTCCTATTCTTAATATGGGCCAAACTCGTTGGTATAAAAAGCCCACAAGCGATAATACCTATTGCGTTGCACTTGACCCGTCAATGGGTACCGGAGGAAATAATGCAGCTATACAAGTTATAGAATTACCTACATATAAGCAAGTAGCTGAGTGGCAACACAATACTACTGCTATCCCTGGTCAGATAAGAATTTTAGCAGACATATGCAAATATATCGAATCCGAAACTAAAAATTCTACAGGTATTTACTGGAGTGTAGAAAACAACGGAATAGGCGAAGCAGCACTAATTGTAATTAACGATTTTGGAGAAGAAAATATTCCAGGACTTTTTGTATCAGAACCTATACGTAAAGGCCATGTGCGTAAATTCCGTAAAGGATTTAATACTACACATTCTGCAAAAATTACAGCCTGTAGTAGATTAAAAACAATGGTTGAAAATGATAAATTAGAAGTTAATTCTAAACCTCTAATTTCTGAGTTTAAGAACTTTATTGCTACAGGTAGTTCCTACCAAGCTAAATTAGGACAAAGCGATGACTTGGTTAGTGCTACGTTATTGTCCATACGTATGATAGATGTGCTCAAAGATTGGGATCCTAGAGTGTATAACACCTTTAATCAAACAGACAATTTTGAAGATTACGAGCCGCCGATGCCGATATTCATTAGCACCAACTATTGATAAATACAACATATGAAAAATCTAGATTTTATAGCAGACGAATTATTCAACAAGATTAGAGGAAGATTCCCCACCATCACTATTGGTAATGATAGCGGTGAGGTAACTAACGTTCCAAAAGAGGCTCGTTTCTTTGATTTTGATTATAAAGAAGGTGATAGAAGCCTAGGTAAAGTAAGTGTTAGTCTTGACGAAAAAACTATATCAGTAATGTACAGTGATGATTTTGCTGAAAACGAAGATACAGCAACACGTCAACATTGGTATGAATTTTTAAAAGAATTACGTCAATTTAGCAGAAAGCGTTTGCTAAATTTTGATACTCGCAATATTACAAAATCAAATCTAGATAAAAGAGATTATAAATTTCTCGCAACAAACCGGACCGGAGAAGATACAATGGTAGAATCTAAAATGTATGGTACTAGTAGAACTAGTTACCAAGATGTCGGCAATGCTCGACTAGCTATAAAACATAGCCAACCTATTAATCAAGTGATGCCAGCTGGTAGAACACAGCACATTGAAAGCATCTATATTGAAAGCTCCGAAGGTGAAAGATTCAAATATCCATACCGTCACTTAAACGGAGCAAGAGCAATGGCTCGTCATGTAGGCGAAGGTGGCAAGCCATTTGATGACTTTGGATCACACATTACAAGTTTATCCGAAGAACTATCTAAGCTAAAGAAATTTAAAACATACATGGGTCGTTCAAGTGTAATGGCAGAAGGTCTTAGTGATTATCTAGATGCAGTTAATGAAAGAATTGTTACAGTAAAATCTGCCATACACGGACTACAAAGAGAAACATATTATAAAGAAGCAGTTGCTGGATTCACAGTGCCTGTGATGGAAGAAGTACCTAGCGATGTTGCAGAAAATTGGATTGACCAATTAACTATTCGTCAATTTAATGAAGAACTTAAAGATGTATTTCCATACATTTATAGACTAGTAAGCGAACATACGAAAGCAAAAGAACTGGGTCCAGATGACTTATTAGGTGAAGGCCCAACTTGGGACAAATTTAAATCAGGTGTTGGACAAGCAGCTGGCGCAATCGGTGATGCAATATTTGGTAGTAAAGAAGAAGAAGATGCTAAAACCATATTAGCAAAACACATTGTTACTCAAACACGCGACAAGACAGCCGCTGGAAGAGTTTTAGCTTCGTGTAACGGCAATGAACTAGAGTGTTTATATTCTTACGTTAAAGAAAAACGCTTACCAGAGACTCCAGAAGTACAACAGATTGCAAAGAAGTTTGGTCTTAAAGGTACTGCTAATATGCAAGTAGATAGCATTGATCATGACAAAGGCAAAGGCAACGATGTTAAATCAACTCTTGAAAGAATCAAAGGTGCATTCCAAGATTTTGAATCATGGGCTGAAGATTTAGAAGCAGGCGCATTATCATCAGGTGATGATACCAAAGAAGATACTGGACAACAAGATTTAGGCAATGGATTTATGTTAACTTCTATTGAAGCATTTGGTGCTACAAGAAAAGCAGTACTAGATACACAAAGTAAGACACATTACATACAGCAAAAATGCAAGGCAAAAAGAAAGGCGACAAGGTTCCACATCCTAATGGTGACGACCAAATCACCCTTGAGAAGAAAGTGCCAGTCACAGAGTTTGTTCTCTCTTTATATGACAGAAACACAGGTACGTTCCCCAAAGGTGAAACTGCTGTTCTTACTGCTATCGAAAAAGATTATGGCGAGTCGTTCATAGAACCAGCCAAGCAGTTTATAGAACGGATTAATCAAACATTTGAACAATTTCAAATGGAACAGTCACCGCAACAGTTCGATCCTGAATTTCAACGAATGAAAGAATTGGCTGGCTTAAGATAAGCTAGATGATTTTTTAGTCAGGTTTTTTCAAGAAAATAACTTGACAAGGTAAGTAACATTGTGTTATTATATACACAGTGCTACATTAAAGGCACAAAGCACATAGGCAAATTTATAGGAGGCACATACTATGGCATCATTATCAGAAATTAGAGCAAAGCTCAAAGAGCAAGAAGGCCGTGCAAGCGGTAACAATCAAAGTTCAGGCGGCGACAACGCAATCTATCCGTTTTGGAACATGAAAGAAGGACAAAGCGCAACGCTTCGTTTCGTTCCAGATGGTAACACCAATAATACATTTTTCTGGGCAGAGCGTCTCATGATTAAACTTCCGTTCGCGGGAGTTAAAGGCGAGACAGATTCACGTCCTGTACAAGTACAAGTACCTTGTATGGAAATGTATGGTGAAAGCTGTCCAATCCTTAACGAGGTTCGTGCGTGGTTCAAAGATCCAACTCTTGAAGACATGGGTCGTAAGTACTGGAAGAAAAAGAGTTACATCTTCCAAGGGTTTGTAGTCGACAACCCAATCTCCGATGACAAGACACCAGAGAATCCAATTCGACGATTTATCATTGGTCCTCAGATCTTCCAGATCATCAAACAAGCATTGATGGATCCAGACATGGAAGAATTGCCAACTGACTTCACACACGGTGTAGATTTCCGTCTTAACAAGACTTCAAAAGGTGGCTACGCTGACTACTCAACTTCAAGTTGGGCACGTCGTGAGCGTCCGTTAACTGACGCAGAAATGTCAGCAGTTAATACTAATGGGTTGTTTAACATGAGCGACTATTTGCCTAAGAAACCAGGCGATGTAGAGCTTAAGGTCATGAAAGAAATGTTTGAAGCATCAGTAGATGGTGAAGCATTTGACATGCAACGTTGGGGACAATACTTCCGCCCAGCCGGAATGAGTTCTAAGACTGGCGATCCTGTTGCACCATCAGCAGTTACTCCAGACCCAGATGACGAGCCAGTTAGTGCTCCTGTAAAAACGGCAACTCCTGCTCCAAAAGCAGAACCTAAACAAGCCGCAGGCGGCAACGCACAGGACATTCTAGCAATGATCCGTTCAAGACAAAACAACGGTTAATTAGAATAGGTAAGGCCTCTGTACGCAAGTACATGCTTTACCATCTTGGCTTAATAGGAGAAAAATATGGCTAATTCTTTTGATGTTAGTAAGTTCCGTAAGGACTTAACTAAAAGTATCTCAGGCGTGAGTGCTGGATTTAATGATCCCACTGATTGGATTTCAACAGGATCATACGCATTAAATTTCCTCATCAGCGGCGACTTTCATAAAGGCGTACCGCTAGGTAAGGTAACTGTGTTTGCAGGTGAGAGCGGTGCAGGAAAATCATATTTCTGTTCAGGTAATATTGTAAAAGATGCACAAGCTCAGGGCATTTTTGTAGTTTTAATTGATTCAGAAAATGCTCTTGATGAAAGTTGGTTACACGCACTTGGCGTTGATACCAGCGAAGAAAAGTTGCTTAAACTTAATATGGCAATGATCGACGATGTAGCAAAAACTATTTCGACGTTCATGAAAGATTATAAAGCAATGGACGAAGCAGATCGACCTAAAGTATTGTTTGTAATTGATTCACTAGGTATGTTGTTAACACCTACTGATGTTAACCAGTTTGAAGCAGGTGACATGAAAGGTGACATGGGCCGTAAGCCTAAGGCACTAACTTCATTAGTTCGTAACACTGTTAACATGCTAGGTAATGCTAACGTTGGATTAGTCTGTACTAATCACACGTATGCAAGTCAAGACATGTTTGACCCCGACGATAAAATTTCAGGTGGTCAAGGCTTCATTTATGCTTCAAGTATTGTAGTTGCTATGAAAAAACTTAAACTTAAAGAAGATGAAGATGGCAATAAGATCTCAGACGTAATGGGCATTCGTGCTGGTTGTAAAGTAATGAAGACTCGTTATGCTAAACCTTTTGAAGGGGTGCAGGTCAAAATTCCATACGAGACTGGAATGAATCCTTACAGTGGACTAGTTGAATTATTTGAGAAAAAGGGCTTGTTAGTTAAACAAGGCAATCGTCTTAAGTATGTTGACATGTCTGGTAAAGAACATATTGATTATCGCAAGCAGTGGGACGGTCCTAAACTTGATTTGATTATGTCAGAGTACAATGAAAAAATGGTCACATTGGTAAATAACTCAGAAGCTGTAGTAGGTAACGAAGAGTTTACTGAGGAGTGAAACTAATGGATGAAAGTCAAATCGTTGATATCTGGGGTACATTTAAAGAGTACATAGAAAAGAAAAATCTAGAAGCAGCCGCTGAAAGATTTATCGACCTCTGTGCTGATTACGGTGTACCAGAAGAAACGTTAACTTCGGCAATAGGCAGTTGTGCCTATCTCGATCAAGCAATTAATTACTATCTAGAATTAGACAGTGACGGAGTGCTTGACGAAGAAATGGATTGGGACTAGTATGGGTTGGTATTCAGAAGTATCTCGTGATATTTCAAAGATTCCTGATGCAGTTATGCATTTTGAAAACGAACTAGTACAGGCTCGACAAGAAGTTAAGCTCAAAGGCAATGTTGAACGTGCCGCAGCAGAGATGCCCGGCATTGTTGAACAAAGATTCAACCAACTTCAAGAAATTGAGGCAATTTTAGAGTATATGAACATAGAACTACGTAGACTGCGTAGTTCTTACTTTAAGAAATATCTAGAAAATTATCAACGAGCACTAAGCAGTCGAGATGTTGAGAAGTATGTTGACGGTGAAAGTGACGTAGTTGACTACGAAAAGATTATTAATGAGTTTGCACTTGTTCGTAACAAATGGCTTGGTGTTTTGAAGGCATTAGACCAGAAACAATGGCAAATTACCAACGTAGTTAAGCTCAGAGTTGCCGGTATGGAAGACGCTTCGCTCTAAGCAGTTACAAAGTTATAGGTGCTTGATGCATCATGCACGGCGCAGTACTTGGAGTTAATCCGGTCTGCGCCGCCTTGCTGAATATCCCCAAAGAATTCATGTTGGTACTGGGTCATTAGGCGTTTATACACCTCATCATCCGTCTCTGCACGGTAAATTTCATCATAGTGCTCGCGACCAAAGTGAGCATAAAGAGCAAAGGTTCGAGTGAGTGCTTTCACTTCATTAGGCTGAAGGTAAGGCTGTGGCATCCGAAGAGCCCACGAATCGAGGTAGCCACCACCCATCTCAGAGCTGTCTTGACCATTGATGAAATTTTCAGGTAAAAATCCATTTTCTACTGCCATGGCCCTCAAATCTGTACCATGGTATGGTTGAAACATCGAAACCATGCTCCGAGTTTCAAACGGCATACCTATGATTACATTAAGGCTGTATGGTATGTTGCTTTCATTGATATAATCAAAGTATTCTAGGTACTTTTTGTTGGTCACTGCACGTTTTAGCACTGTTGATCGATATTCCTCATTACCACTCTCAAGACCAAATGTCATACGATACACACCCGCTTCTTTGAGTGCAGCCAGTACATCAGGAGCACAGTTCTCAATTCTAGTGTTGAACCAAAATGGTATTTTGTACTTGCTCCACATCTCGCAAAATTCAAAGATTTCACGTTTCGGCCTGGCCAAAAAGCTGTCATCTTGGAACATTATAAGGTCAGGCTCATAAAGCTCTTTGTAGTAGAGTAAATCTCTCTCAATGGTCTTAACACACTTGCGCCGCATGAAGTTGCCAGTACCAGCCGCCTTAGAAAAGTTTCTTGTGTTAGGACTATTGCAGTATGTGCAGTTATAGGGACACCCTCTATAAGTCTCCATTGATACTGCTCTTTTGAAGATTTTTCCACCCATAGGGCGTTGCCAGCGATAATCAGCAAAACAAGTAAAGTCAGGTGTTACCTTAGTAATGTCGCAGAGTTGAGGCAAGGGGTTCTTATGAACAAGTCCAAATCGATCCTTCCACCATGTGCCTGCAACAGTATCTAGACTATCACCATTTTTAAGGCAATTTATGGCTTCTAGCACAATATTTTCACCTTCGTGCATACCTATACGTTTTACTAAAGGATTGCCTAAAACTATCTGCGGAGCACTTGTAGGGAACACTCCGCCAAGGATATGATCAACATTTAAATCTTTAATTGCATCTAACAGCGTTAAAGACATGCCCCAAACATCTTCTTGCACACCCATTAAAATTAAGTCAGGTTTGAAAGTTTTTACATGATTTATAAAGTTTGGAACAATTTCACTAGTTGGCTGAATATGAAACATATCTTTGACTTCGTCATCTTTGTTAGGACGATTAGCGCCAATTTCTGTCATGCGTATGTGACGATTAGAGTATGCATCACTGTACTGTGTAGTTTCAAAAATTTCAACTGCACATCCTTCATTTTTGCATATTGCATTAAAAATCCCCATGCTGATAGCAGGAGCCATCATTAAAGGAAGATTAGGATATACTAAAAGAATTTTTGGATTCACGGACGCATTCCAGGAAATACTGTTTTTTTAAACTTTGTATTATCTTGGTCAACTGCTTCAAATAATTTTAAATTTAAATTTAATTTTTTAATTAAAGAGTCAATGGCCTTTGTATCTTTAGGCAAACACATGCCGCCATACCCTCGCATTCTTTCATTGCAATCTAGATAGTCAGGACTAGCAGTTTTTCGAATTAGATATGTATCTTTAATTTTATCGTAGTCTGCATCTAGTGCTTGACAGATTTCATACATTGCATTTGCAAATACAATTCGTGTAGCATTAAACACATTAGAGTAGTATTTTAGTATTTCAGCTTCGGTAGGAGTAAGCATAACTTTATTCTTAGGAAAAAATCCGTGACTTGCAACAACTACGTCAAACACATCTGTTGAATGACATCCTACAGCAAGTAAATCGTGATTGACTACAAAATCTTCTACTGCACTTCTTTCTCGTAGAAATTCAGGAACAAAGCATATTCTAAGATTAGTTTTGCTTATTAGCTCTTCTGTTGTTCCAGGAACGCTAGTTGATTTTAATGCAACAACACCCGCATATGCTAATTTTTCTAATTCATTTATAGTTTGTCTTACAATACTTAGGTCACAACTACCATCTTCGCTTTCTGGAGTTGGTACACAAACGTATACAATGTCTGTATCAATAACGTCCTCTATTTTAGTATTAAATTTAGGATCGTGTACTTTAACTTCGTGGCTTAATAATTCAAAACCTTTTCTACATGCACTGCCAACAGCGCCTACTCCAATTATTCCTACTTTCATAATAAACTCTCTACAGTTGTTTTTAGTCCATCTCTAAGAGATGTATAATTTTTAAAATTTGTTAATTTTTGCATTAATACAGTGTCAGGACATCTACGTTTTGCACTACCTTTTGGGCCAGGTAATATTTCTAACTTATTGGGATCCACGCCCATTAAGTCCATAATTATTCTAGCAACGTCTGCTATATTATTTTCTTCTTGTCTTCCTACATTGACTATAGAATTTTTATGATTCATGATTAATTGATGTGTTATTTCAACAGCATCGTCTACATAGCAAAAACTACGAGTATCATTGCCTTTGATATAGTATTCACCTTTGCTTACACGATCAACAAATTCTGAAATAAAATGATCAATCTGCCCTGGACCATATATATTAAAATAACGTATTACTAACCAATCTAGTCCTGAGTTGGCTACTAGGTTTTCGCCCAGTGCTTTTGGTATACTATAGCTCCATCTAGGATTTGTAATGTCATTAAACATCACAGGAACTTTTTCGTCTGTGGGCACAGGATATAGTCCAGCGTCAATTGCTCCATTAAATATTTCACAAGTGCTAGTAAAAACAAATTTAGTATTTGTTTCTTTATAACGATTAATTAAATTAAAAGTTGGCAAAGTATTGTTAAATGCAACTTCTGTTGGGATCTCATAGAACAGCTTAGTTCCATTGGTTGCAGCCATATGCACAACAACGTCACAATCGGGCGCAGTAGCGGTTACTTCTTGCAAGCAAAGATTTTTACCCTCTTTTAAATCAAATGTAGAAACATTAAAATTCTCTTTGATTTTATTGTAATAGTGACTTCCTATGAAGCCTTTATGACCGGTCAACACAATATTCTTCATAAATTTATTTAGCTAAATAATAGTAGCAGTTAATGGCAAAAGGAATTTCATGCGATCTATTCGAGTTATAACCTCACAGCACAGGCCCTATTACGACCTTATCGGTAAAGAGTCAATTACAACGTTTTTAAAGCATTGGCCCAAAGAAATAAAAATGGAACTTTGGGCAGAAAACTTTGTTCCTGAAGAGCAGTCAGATAGATTAATTATTAAAGATTTTTTTAAAATTAACCCTAGATTTCAAAATTTTGTAGATCTAGTTGAAGGGCACACAGATAATCCAAAAGTAATATGTCGTAAGAAATTTTGGATGAAAGGACACGTTGTTCTTAGTGCGCTTGAAGAATTTAATGATGATATTTTTATTTGGCTAGACAGTGATGTTATTACACTAAAAGATATACCTTTAGATTTTTTCTATAATTTGTTAGATATTAATACTCTTAGCGTAGATATACCTGCAGGTGGCAAAGCAAAGTATAGAGAAGCAGAAACAGGATTTTTTATATTGAATATGAAGCATCCTTTAAAAAATATAGTTATTGATTATTATAGAAAAGCTCACACTACATTAGAAATAATGAATTGTCATAGGTTCATGGAAACAGGTGCTTGGGCCAATGGAGTTAAACTTGCAGAAGCACAAGGTGCTAAAACAAATCATCTTGGATCTGCTATAAATCACATAACTCCTTTCATGCACACTGAACTAAAAGAATATATGCGTCATTGGGTTGATCCTAAAAATAAAGCATTGTATGCCAAAGGCGAAAAGATAACGAAAGAAGAATTGCTATGAAGCAGGGAAGTCAGTCAATGCAAGATAGGTTTGCATTACAGATTTGCAAAAACAAATCTTATATAGAAATTGGTGCAAATTCGCCTACTAGAATGAGCAATACATTCCTTTTAGAAGGACATCAATTTTTAGGATTTAGTATAGAACTAGATCTTACTCATAAAAAGAAATGGGATAAGTCAACTAGAAAAAATAAAGTATTTTGGGATAACGCACTAACATTCAATTATAGTCAAGCAGCTACAAAAATTGGACTAACTAAAAATATTGGATATTTAAGTTGCGATATCGAACCTCCGCATAATACATTCCTTGCATTAAAAAAAGTTATAGAAGAAGGATTTACATTTGAATGTATAACTTTTGAACATGATGCATATCAGTCAACTGGCGAATATGATAAAATAGCAAGGGATTATTTGCAGGCTGTTGGATATAAAGTTGCTGTTGAAAATGTGTATGTAGGCAACAGTCCAACGGATATATTTGAAACATGGTTTGTAAAAGACACTATAGATTTTACTCAGACAGACTATGAATCATGGAAGAATAATTATAAAGGATTTAATATCTTATGACAAAAATTGTGTTAGTTACAGGAGGCTTTGATCCAGTTCATAGCGGCCACATAGCATACTTTAAAGCAGCAAAAACTCTTGGCGATGTTCTAATAGTCGGCCTTAATTCAGATGAGTGGTTAGTGCGTAAAAAGGGTGCAGCATTCATGCCATGGAATGAAAGGCTCTGCATTATTAATAATCTGTCAATGGTCGACGAAGTTTTTACATTTGACGATTCAGACGGATCTGCTAAACATTTTATACATCAAGTTCGGGCACACTATCCTGATGCAAAATTAATATTTGCTAATGGCGGTGATAGAACAGCAAAGAACATTCCAGAAATGGATGTAGTTGATAATAATTTAGAATTTGTATTTGGTGTAGGCGGCGAAGATAAAAAGAACTCTAGCTCGTGGATATTGCAAGAATGGAAAGCTCCTAAGACTGAACGCAAATGGGGATATTATCGAATATTACACGAAAACAATAGAGAAGTAAAAGTTAAAGAATTAACAGTTGACCCTGGACAATGTTTAAGTATGCAGCGACATCAAGATCGTGCAGAACACTGGTTTGTAGCAGAAGGAACAGCAGAAGTTTATACTATTAATAAAAGTTCAGACCAAGAACTGTATGGAGTTTTTCATAAACACCAAAGCCTACATATTAAAAAAACAGAATGGCATCAATTATGTAATCCATCTAATGAACCTTTAAAACTTATTGAAATACAATACGGCGATCGTTGCGAAGAAGAGGACATAGAAAGAAAATGATTCCAGTTTTTATAGGCTATGATCCTAGGGAAGCTATTGCTTATCATACCTGTGCAAACAGTATTATAAGAAATTCCTCTAAGCCTGTAGCTATTATTCCTGTAGCATTAAATCTTTTTAAAGATTATACAGAAACTCATACAGACGGTAGTAATCATTTTATATACACAAGATTTTTAGTACCGTACTTAATGAAATGGGAAGGGCATGCAATTTTTATCGACGGTGATATGATTGTACGTGGCGACATTGCAGAACTGTGGTCTTTAAAAGACGAAAACAAAGATGTACAGGTAGTCAAACACGACTACAAAACTAAAATGCCTGTTAAATATTTAGGAGCAAAAAATGAAGACTATCCTCGAAAAAATTGGTCTAGTGTTATTCTGTGGAATTGTGCTAGCCTTCACAACAGGAAACTTACCCCTGAATTTATCCAGCGATCCAAAGGCAGTTTCCTCCACCGTTTCTCGTGGTTAGATGAAACCCGCATAGGCGAATTACCTAAAGAATGGAATTGGCTAGACATTGAATATGAATATAATCCCAATGCTAAGTTAGTACATTATACATTAGGAACTCCTTGCTTTCACGAATTTGCCGACAAAGGAAATTTCTGTAACGAGTGGCATAGAGAACGAGTATATACAGAACACTGTCAGCAACATGATTTGTCTAAGTAAAAATCTCGACGACGAATATATTAATATGTTTGCACGTGGTGCAAATTTGCCTACGCAAGATTATGACACAGACTTTGGTTCTAATCCAATATTAATTAGGAGTATGGGTAAACGAAAACTTATACACCAGTGCTGGGAAACAAACCATCCTTTTTATTTTATGGACAGCGGATATGTAGGAAACTACAAATCTCCATCTAATCCTTATGGTTGGAAACAATGGCATCGCATTGTTAAGAATGATGTTCAGCATGGACAAATTATAGATAGACTAGACGATCGCTGGAGAAAATTAGATTATACTATAGAAAAATCTAAGCGAGGCAAACATATATTATTAGTAACACCGTCAGAAAAACCATGTAAATTTTATGGTATAGATCGTGATGTTTGGGTTAAAAATACTGTTGAAGAAATTAAAAAATATACTGATCGTCCTATAGTGATCAGAGACAAAGCAGTTAGACAACACCGATTAACAAAAACAATATTTGAAGATTTAGATAATTGTCATGCTCTAGTAACTTATCAAAGTATAGCTGCTGTAGAAAGTGTATTATATGGAGTGCCAGCATTTACTCTTGCACCAACAGCAGCCGATCCCGTAAGCGATAAAGATTTAAGCCTAATTGAAACGCCATCAGTGCATGATATAGATAAAGTATATAAATGGGCATGTCATTTAGCATATGGCCAATTTCATCTAGACGAATTAAAAAATGGCACAGCATATAGAATACTAATGAATGAAAACTGTTAGAATTTACTACGCAGGTATACCTGCTAACAATACAAAATTAGAAAAACGAGATGTACTAAGAAATTTTCATCTTGGAGTTCAGGACGGCCTAAGTACAGAAGTTGAAACAATGACATGGGAGCCTTCTGACCTAGCAGTGATGCAAGGGTGGGTACACGCAGATAGCGGCACTGCTCCGCATTTGATGTTTAGAAAGAAGATAATAGAATCTCAGAGAAGAATTGGTAAACATACTATTGCAATAGATAGTAATTTGTTTTTATATAAAGATCCTAAAAACATTAACACATATCTTCGTTTTAGTCTTGATGATGTATTTCCAACTACTGGTAATTATTTTACTAATAATGTTGACTCCAGTCGTTGGCAACAAATTAAAAAAGATATCGGGCTTGAATTGCATCCTTGGAGATTACTAGGAGCTCATATATTAATTTGTTTACAAAGAAACGGCGGATGGAGCATGGCCGGTCTAGATGTAATGAAATGGTGTGATCAAACTATTAACGAATTAAGAAAATATACTGATAGGCCTATAATTGTTAGAGCACATCCAGGCGACAAACGAGCTAGACAATACCTTAAATTAAATCATCCTAATGTAAAAATTAGTAGTAATGAAAATATATTAGACGACTTTAAATATGCATGGGCTACTGTAACCTACAATAGTAGTCCAGGAGTTGCATCAGCAATTGAAGGCATTCCTGTATTTGTTACAGACCCTAATCCTAAAGTTAGTCAAGCATTTGATATTGCTAACACACACCTGTCATTGATTGAAAATCCGCTAATGCCTGATAGACAACCTTGGATTGAAAAGATATCAATGTGTCATTTTAACTTTAAAGACTTACAGTCAGGTGTTGCTTGGAATATAATAAAGGATTACCTATGAGAAAATTTGCTGTTGTAACTACCTTTCATAACGCAGGATTAACGCAATATGCACAGCGTATGATTGACAGTTATATGCTTAACTGGCCAAGTGAAGTAACACTTATGTTATATCCAGAAGACTGTAATCCAAAAATTACAAATTATCATCATAGAATACAGTTGCATGATCTTCATTCGTCAGTTCCTAAACTTGTAGCTTTTAAAGAGAAATGGAAAGATGTGCCTAAAGCCAATGGCGATGTTAGTAAAGAAAGACAAGCTACTAGAAAAGATAGTTGGAAGGGATTTAAATGGGACGCAATAAGATTTAGTCATAAAGTCTATTCAATTTTTCATGCCGCAGAAAATACTGATGCAGATGTATTAATATGGATGGATGCAGACATGTTTTGTCATAGCCCTATTACTCTAGCACAACTAGATAGATTAATTCCAGTTGACAAAGACATATGTTATATTGGTCGAGAACGTAAGTGGCCCGAGTGCGGTTTATATAGTATTAATTTAAAAAGTGATGCAGGTAGAAAATTTCTATTTGAATTTGAAAAAGTTTATCAAGATGCTGAAAACGGAATATTTAAAATGGACGAGTGGCACGATAGTTTTGTATTCTACGAAGTATTAAAAAGCATAACTATTAATTCTTTAGATTGGGCAAAAGGATTAGTAAAGGGTGAAGGGCATCCTTTAATTAATTCACCATGGGGTGCATATCTAGATCATCTTAAAGGCGGAAGAAAAAAACAAGGTAAAAGTTTATCTAAAGATCTTCTAAGACCACGAACAGAACCATATTGGAGAAATATATGAAATACGCTGCAATTACAAGTATGAACGAAGCTTATTATAACCATTGCGGTAGAACTATGTTAAAAAGTTATAAAAAATATTTTTCAACTATTACACCATTGTATGTTTATAATGAAGATGAATTTGAAATTAAAGTAAAAACTATTACTTCTATGGGATGGAATTTAGGAATCCAATACAACTCATTTCAGCAACGACATACTAATGACAGGGTTAAAACATTTGCTAAAAAGGGATTTAGTATAATTCACGCCATGGATAATGTGGAAGCAGACAGAATTATTTGGTTAGACGCTGACATAGTATTTCATGAAGAAATGCCATCACAGTTATTAGATCTTATTGCTCCGGACGATGTATTAAGTAGTCATTTCTCAGTATGGCACGTTGTTGACGGAACAAAATATCACAGTTGCGAAACAGGTTTTTTTATCCTTAATACTACACATCCAGGATACAAAGACTTTTGTGATACATACAAAGACATATACTACCACGATAGAGTTACTGGTTTAAGAAGATTCTACGACGGAGAAGTTTACGGAAAAACTGTAGATCTTATGGAGGCAAGGGGTTACAAAATGCTTAACCTAAATCCGGCTGATCACAAAACACCAATATCAAGAAGTGTGCTTTCACCATATCTTTCTCATTACAAAGCAGGCTTAAAAGACGCAATTGATTTTCAAAATCTTGAAACAAATTTAAAAGATGAAGTTTAGTCTTTGGACACAATACGGAGCTCTTAATTCAAAACCTGTGTTTGATGCGTTCAAACACAGTCTAATTAAAGCAGGTCACACAGTCTACGAAAACGAATCAAACGCAGACGTAGATGTAATTTGGAGTGTGCTGTGGAGCGGCAAAATGAGTAAAAATAAACTGATATGGGATACTGCTCGCTCAACTGGTAAATCTGTTATTGTATTAGAAGTTGGCGGAATACGTCGAGGCACTACTTGGAAAGTTGGATTAAACGGAATTAACAAAGAATCGTTCTTTAGTACAGGCAATGATGATACTCGCGCTAATTTATTAGGATTAAATTTAAAACCTTGGAGAACACAGGGCAGTCACATATTGATATGCGGGCAACACGATCAAAGTTTACAATGGCAAAATATGCCTAACGCAAGTCAATGGTTCACTGAAATTATTGCAGAACTTAGAAAATACACTGATAGAAAAATAGTAATTAGGCCCCATCCTAGATGTCCAATACTTGCTGTAGAACATAAATTTAAAAACGTAATTAAACAAATGCCTATAAAACGAGCAGGTACATACGACGATTATGATATACCATTTGATAATGCTCATGCTGTTGTAAGTTGGACTTCAAATCCCGGTATACGTGCTGTTATAAACGGATACCCAGTGTTTACTGGGCCTGCTAGTCTAGCGTTTCCTGTAGCTAATCATTCTCTAGCAGATATTGAGGTTCCACAAATGTTTGATAGACAACAGTGGTTAAATGACATAGCTTGGACAGAATTTACTATTCAAGAAATTTCACAGGGATTACCTTTTAAACACTTGACAGAACGGTTATAGTCTGTTATAATTGTAGTATGAATCAACGTACTATTGAAGACTATCTTGAATTATTAACCGGACACAAAACCGGTGGCACGTTTCAGCTCGAAGCAAAAGATGTAACCATCTTGCAAAGCATAGCTAAACAAGTGTACAAAAGTATCCCCCTTACAGACAGACAATATGATCTTCTCAAAGAAAAACTTGTGCTTTATAAAGATCAGTTTATAACACAGGGATTTACTGATTTAGAGTTAGCACTAGTGACACTACGCATGCCGCTTCGAATAATAGATAGAACTAAAACGATAACTGTTATAGAAGATCTAGAAAGAAAAAAATCATTTAACAGTATTGATACTAAAAAGATTCCCTGGATAAAAATTAGATTTCCATTTGCGAAAAAAACTATAGTGTTAGTTGAAGAAATTTCTTCAGTTGCTGGCGCTGATTATTATCATGAAAAAGGATCGCACGAACACT